GCATCTGCAGGAAAAGTGGGCACCTCTCCTCAATTATGAGGGTCTTGATGCAATCAAAGATTCACACAAGAGAGCTGTAACCGCTACCCTGCTTGAGAACCAAGAAAGATTTTTAAGAGAGCAACAGGATTTCAATCAGTCTGGTTCATTCCTGACTGAGGCATCTCCTACTAATAGCGTCGGTAATGGTGGTTACACCAGTACTGGTGGTCAAACCGTTGCAGGTTTCGATCCCGTTCTGATTTCACTGATCCGTCGTTCAATGCCTAACCTGGTCGCTTATGACCTGGCAGGTGTTCAGCCAATGACTGGTCCTACTGGACTGATCTTCGCGATGCGTTCACGCTACACTTCACAAGACGGTGCAGAAGCACTGTTTGACGAAGCAAAGACTGAATTCTCGGGTGCAGATAGCCGTGGATTCAATGCAACTGGTATTGGTTCTACTACTGGTGTTGGTCTCGGTTCATCAAACCCGGACATTCTGAATACTAGTGGTGTACAGGGCAACTATACAGTTGGTACTGGAATGGAGACCGCTGCTTCTGAAGCACTTGGCGACGGAACTGGTCCTGATTTCAACGAGATGGCATTCTCGATCGAGAAGGTCACCGTTACTGCACGTTCACGCGCTCTGAAAGCTGAGTATTCACTCGAACTCGCTCAGGACCTGAAGGCAATTCACGGTCTGAACGCAGAAGCAGAACTCGCCAACATTCTGTCGGCTGAGATTCTTGCTGAAATCAACCGCGAAGTTATCCGTACCATCTATAAGGCTGCTGAAGCTGGCGCACAAACCAACGTAGCAACTCAAGGTACTTTCGACCTCGACGTTGACTCCAATGGTCGTTGGTCAGTTGAGAAGTTCAAGGGTCTCCTGTTCCAAATCGAGCGCGATGCTAACGCAATTGCACAGCGTACTCGTAGAGGAAAGGGCAACGTAATCATGTGCTCTGCTGACGTTGCTTCGGCACTGTCAATGGCAGGTGTACTTGACTACACCCCTGCACTCAACGCTAACCTCAACGTTGATGACACCGGCAACACCTTCGCAGGTGTTCTGATGGGCAAGTGGAGAGTATATATCGATCCATATTCGTCAAACGTTTCTGCTAACCAATACTACGTTGTTGGTTATAAGGGTTCATCACCTTATGACGCAGGTCTGTTCTATTGTCCATATGTTCCTCTCCAAATGGTTCGTGCCGTTGGTGAGAACACCTTCCAGCCTAAGATCGGCTTTAAGACCCGTTATGGAATGGTTCACAACCCATTCGCAAACACGGGCGCTGCAAGCGGCGGAGTTACTGACAATGGCATCCAACTGGGTGTTAACCGTTACTACAGACGTGTTACCGTCAAGAACCTCATGTGATTTAATTTCACACGGTTCATTTAGAGGGTCCTTCGGGACCCTCTTTTTTTATCTAAATATTTAAAAAAATGGCAAAATTAGGTAATGCTCTGAGTAATCAGATAACAAATAGAAACTTCTTGTCTACCGGAGGTTTTAAATTTGTTCTGAATAGAGTACCAAAAGTTACTTTCTTCTCCAATGAAGCAGGTATTCCTGGTCTCAATTTGGGAGTATCAAATCAACCTTCATACTTAAAGGATCTAGATATTCCCGGAGACAAAATAGAATTTGATGATTTTAGATTGAGATTTTTGGTTGATGAGAATTTGGAAAATTATATGCAGATTCAAAAATGGATTCGTGGATTGGGGTATCCAGAATCATTAAAAGAAATATTTGATTTGCAAAATGAACCTCCAACTATTGACAATAGAAATTCTAAAATGATGAATATCTATTCTGACGGAACTCTGGTAGTATTGAATAGTAACTACAATCCAAAGTTTAAAGTTGTATTTGAAGACATGTTTCCATATTCATTGAGTTCTTTGGATTTTAATGCACAAGAAACTGACACGGAATACTTTACAGCAGAAGTATCTTTCAAGTATACTGTTTACTATATAACTGACATCAAAGGAAATAGACTATGACAATTGATTTGGAATCTTTGCAAGAAATGTGGGAAAGAGATTCTAAAATAGATATTGACAATCTTCACTTAGAATCTTTAAAAATTCCCATTCTTCATGCAAAATATCATGATCTTTACAATAAAACTTTTCTTCTAAGAAAAAAATCGGAACAGACAAGAAAAGAGATAAATTTAGAAAGGTATAAGTATTATACAGGAAAATCTCCTGCAGAAGTATATGCAGAAGATCCATTTCCATACAAGATTAGAGACAAAGAAACAATACAAAAATATATTGAAGGAGATAACTCCATATCAAATATATCAATGAAGATTGAGTATTATAATGTAGTATTACAATATCTTGAAGGTATTATAAAGATGGTGGAAAATAGAAGTTATCAAATTAAGAATTCATTAGAGTATATGAGATTCCAGTCTGGTTTGGGGTGATATATAGTTGTAGCAGCATGAACCCATGTGACTGATATTAAAATTCATAAAAAGAATGAGGTTTACATCAAGTTAGAATGTGAACCTCATATTTTGTATGAACTGCAAGAGTATTTTACTTTTGAAGTTCCTAATGCAAAATTCATGCCACAGAGAAGAAATAAGCATTGGGATGGAACTATTCGACTTCTGTCTGTTCATACAGGAGAGATCTATGTTGGTCTCTTAGATAAAGTTATAGAAAAAATTAAACTTCATAATTATACTTACGAGTTTGTAAATAATAAGTATTATGGACTTCCGTTTGAGATTAATGAGCATATATCCTTAGAAGGTGTTAAGGATTATATGAATTCCATTTGTTCATTTTCTCCAAGAAGTTATCAAATAGAATGTGTATATGATGCACTAAGATATAATAGAAAGTTGCTGATCAGTCCAACTGCATCAGGTAAGTCTTTAATGATCTATTCTATTGTTAGATATTTTGAAGCAAAAGGACTAAGAACTTTGATTGTTGTCCCAACAACAAGTCTTGTAGAGCAAATGGTAAATGACTTTAATGATTATGGATGGGATGCTGATAAGTATTGTTATAAAATCTATGCGGGAAGAGAAAAAGAAAATAATCATCCAGTCACTGTAACTACATGGCAATCCATTTATAAGTTAGATCGGTCATTTTTTGAAAACTATGATGTTGTAATTGGTGACGAGGCGCACCTTTTTAAGAGTAAGTCATTAATTAATATTATGTCTAAGTTGCATAATACAAAATATCGTTTTGGATTTACTGGAACACTTGATGGAACTCAGACTCATAAATGGGTTCTTGAGGGATTGTTTGGACCTTCATATAAAGTTACGAGAACATCAGAATTGATGGAGAAAGGTATTATATCAACTCTTGATATTTTTTGTCTACTACTAAAACATGGAAGCAGAAAGTTTGAAACTTATGAAGATGAAGTTCAGTATTTGATTGGTAATGATGGAAGAAATAAATTTATCAAAAATCTTGTATTGGATTTAAAGGGAAACACTTTGGTCTTATTTTCAAGAGTAGAATCTCATGGGAAGATTTTATATGACATGATAAATAATAATGCAGGAAACAGAAAGGTTTTCTTTATTCATGGTGGAGTTGGTGTAGACGAAAGGGAGAAGGTAAGAGAAATAACTGAAAGAGAAAATAATGCTGTGATTGTTGCATCTTATGGAACAATGAGCACTGGTGTTAATATAAAAAATCTACATAATGTAATTTTTTCATCTCCAAGCAAGTCAAGAATTAGAAATTTGCAAAGTATTGGAAGAGTCCTAAGAAAATCAAAAAATAAAAATAAGGCAGTCTTATATGATGTAGCAGATGACTTAACATTTAAATCATTTAAGAATTATACTCTCAACCATTTTATAGAAAGAATTAAAACATATAACGAAGAAAATTTTAATTACGAAATAATACCAATCAATTTAAAGTAAGAAAATGAACGATTATTATACTTACGCATATTTGAGAGAAGACAATACACCTTACTATATTGGTAAGGGTAGAGGAAATCGCATTCACTCAAAATCAAATAGAGTATTTAATCCACCACCTAAAGATAGGAGGATTTTCCTAAAACAAAATCTTACAGAAGAGGATGCGTTTAAACACGAAGTTTATATGATTAATATTCTTGGCAGAAAAGATTTAAACACAGGCATTCTTCACAATAAGTCAGAAGGTGGAGTTGGTGGTAATGCTATGAAAGGAAAATTTCATTCTGATGAAACCAAAGAGAAAATGAGAAATGCAAAACTTGGGAGGAAACACACTACTCAAGCAAGAAAAAATATGAGTGAAGGACATAAAGGAATAAAATATCCAAATAGAAAGTCATCTCCTAGAAGTGAAGAGCACAAGAATAACCTAAGTAAATCAATTAAATTATGGTGGAAAAAAAGAAAGGAAATTCAATCAAATGGGAATTGAAGAAGAATTTTATGCAACAATAAAATTTAAAAATGGAGAAGAGGTGTTTACTAAGGTATCAGTATGTGATGAAGATAGTATTTTTTTGATACTTCTTCATCCTCTGATTGTAACTGAAATTAAAGAAAGAAGTAAATCAATTGGATTTAAAGTAGAACCTTGGTTAAAGACAGCAAGTGATGATACATTTATAGTATCTCTTGATGACATAATTACAATATCTGAGACTGATAACTTAGAGATGATTATGGCTTACAAGTCTTATGTTAGACAGACAACAAAGACTAAGAATGTAGAATCTAAGATCAATCGTAAGATGGGATACATAGGATCTATTAGCGAAGCTAAGGAGATGTTAGAAAAGATATTTAAGAGTAACTCTTAGAATCTTAAAGCTTTAATGTCCCTATCAACCCTGACAAAGATATTCTACTGGTAATTTGAATACTTGTCAACTTGCCAAATATTAAATAAGGTGTTATTATGTTTATACGATGATAGATAGATAAATGATCACTACAAATGTAATGACAAAGAGAAAAAGATCTATTCACTACGTAAACAACAAAGAGTTTTTAGGTGCTCTTATTGATTATCGTAATGATGTGGAAGTGAGTTATATAAAGAAGTATGGTAGGGAACCCACCAAAGATGACAGAGGAACCAGATGGGATACTAAACCACCAATCCCCAATTACATTGGAGAATGTTTTTTAAAGATTGCAACTCACTTATCCTTTAAACCAAACTTTGTAAACTATATGTTTAAGGATGACATGATTTGTGATGGCATTGAGAATTGTGTCCAATACATTCATAACTTTAATCCAGAGAAATCTCAGAATCCTTTTGCCTACTTCACTCAAATTATTCACTACGCATTTTTGAGAAGGATTCAAAAGGAAAAGAAGCAGATTGAGATTAAGAATAAAATTCTGGAAAAGAGTGGATATAGTGAAGTCTTTGAGGGAAGCATGATTGACGGAGAGAACTATTCCGACTATAATCAAATTAAGGATAATGTTCACAGCAAATTGAGAAGTTAATGAAGGTTGCAATCATTACTGATACCCATTGGTGCGCTAGAAAGTCTTCTAAAGTGTTCCAAGATTATTTTGAGTTGTTCTATAAAGACGTGTTTTTCCCAACGCTGGAACAGTATGGGATTGATACCGTTATTCATATGGGTGACGCATTTGATTCTAGGAAATCTATTGATCTTTCTGGTCTAGAATGGACTAAGAGAGTGGTATTGGATCCACTTTCAAAGTATGATGTAACTTTAATTACTGGGAATCATGACTGTGCTTTGAAAAATAGTAACAGGATTAATTCGCCAGATCTTTTGCTAAAAGAATATAAGAACATTAAAACTTATAGTGAACCAACAGAAATCAATATTGGTGGTTTAGACATTTTACTTTTACCCTGGATTAATCAAGAAAATGAGGAAAAAACTTTCAAACTTATTGAAAAGACAACTTGCAAGTGTGCGATGGGGCACCTTGAACTCGCAGGATTTAGAGTTAATAAACAAATCGTCATGGAGCATGGTTTGGAAAGCAAGTTATTTGCGAAGTTCTCCAAGGTCTTTAGCGGTCACTATCACACTCGATCGACTGATGGAAAAGTATTCTACCTAGGAAATCCTTATGAAATGTTCTGGAGTGATGTAAAGGATGAAAGAGGATTTACAATCTTTGATACGGAAACATTAGAACATACTCCCATCAATAATCCAAATCGTCTTTTCTACAACATTTATTATAACAACGACAACTATCAAACTTTTGATGCAAGAGAGTATGAAAATAAAGTTGTAAAAGTTATTGTAAGAAAGAAAGATAACCCAACAAAATTTGATAAGTTTATTGACAAACTGTATGCATCAAATGTAACTGAATTAAAAATAGTAGAGAACTTTGATATTTCTGAGATTAGTGAGTTTGAGTTGGATGAATCGGAAGATACTCTGACTATTCTCAATAAATATGTTGACGATTCAGAAATAAATCTTGATAGAAATAAGATAAAGAATATTCTTAAAGAAATCTATCAGGAGTCTTGCGAAATGGTTTAACATGTTTATTTTAACTATCTCTGGAAGAGAAGACGAAGGAGCATATTCAGTAACCGATGAAGATGGAGATAAGATACTTTATATCTTTGAAGAAGAAGATGATGCCACAAGGTTTGCTCTTCTTCTAGAAGAATCTGGTTATCCGGAGATACATGTAATTGAGATGGAAGATAATTTAATCTTAAAAACCTGCGAAATGTATGGATACCTTTATACTATAATAACACCAAATGATATTGTAATTCCACCTGAAGATAATGATAACTTTCAAAAAGATTCGCTGGCGTAATTTTTTAAGCACTGGAAATAACTTTAATGAAGTAAATCTTCAAAAAAGTGGAACTAATCTTATCATTGGAAATAATGGATCTGGAAAGTCCACAGTTCTTGATGCACTTACATTCTCTCTTTTCGGAAAACCATTTAGAAAAATCAATAAACCTCAACTAAAAAACTCTGTAAACGAAAAAGAATGTGTAGTTGAAGTTGAGTTTACGATTGGTCAAACTGAATGGAAAATTATTAGAGGAATAAAACCTACGGTATTTGAGATCTGGCGAGACGATAAGTTGCTTGATCAAGCAGCAGCATCTTTGGACCAACAAAAGTGGTTGGAGCAAAGTGTTATTAAAATGAACTTTAAATCATTTACTCAAATTGTGATTTTGGGTAGTAGCACTTTTGTTCCTTTTATGCAGTTGTCTGCTGCAAACAGAAGAGAAGTTATTGAGGACCTTCTTGATATTAAAGTGTTTTCCTCTATGAATTCTATTATTAAAGATAGAATTAAGTTTACGAGAGATGAAATTAAACTTCTTAATTTGAAGAAGGATTCTTTGGCGGATAAAGTTGAGATGCAAGAAAACTTTATTGAGGAACTTGAGAATCGTGGCAATGCCAACATAAATGCCAATAAAGAAAAGATTGCCAATCTAGACAAAGAAATTATCGAATATGTTGACGCTAATGTTATTGTAGAAACTCATCTGGAACAATATACAAAAGAGCAAGAATCTTTGGTTTCTGTTGGTGATAAGTTGAAAAAACTTAATAACATGAAAGGTAAGATTTCTCAAAAGGTAACAACAATTACCAAAGAACATAAGTTTTTCAATGAGAATTCGGTATGCCCTACATGCACGCAGTCGATTGAAGAAGAGTTCAGAATAAATAGGATTAGGGACGCTCAAAATAAAGCAAAAGAGTTGCAATCTGGTTATAAAGAACTGGAGGAGGCAATTAAAGAGGAAGAAGAGCGAGAGCGTCAATTCATTGCTCTATCTAAGGAGATTACAAAACTAACGCATGGCATTTCTCAAAACAACATTAAGATTTCTGGGTGTAGAAGACAGATCCAAAATTTGGAATCTGAAATTCAAAGAACTACCGAACAGTTACAAAACAGAAATACTGAACATGAGAAGTTAAAGACTTTTAAAGAAAATCTAAAAACTACATACGAAGAATTAGAATCTAAAAAAGAATCAATCAATTACTACGACTTTTCTTACAGTTTACTTAAAGACGGTGGAGTTAAATCCAAAATCATTAAGAAGTATCTACCGCTGATAAATCAGCAAGTCAATCGTTATCTACAAATGATGGACTTTTACATTAACTTCACACTTGATGAGGAATTCAACGAAACCGTCCAGTCACCAATTCATGAAGACTTTTCATATGCTTCCTTTAGCGAGGGTGAAAAAATGAGGATTGATCTTGCACTCCTTTTCACCTGGCGTGAGGTTGCAAGAATGAAAAACTCAGTAAATACAAATCTCCTTATTATGGATGAAGTGTTTGATAGTTCTCTTGATGGTTTTGGAACTGATGAGTTCCTTAAAATTATCCGTTATGTAATCAAAGACGCTAATATCTTTGTTATTTCTCATAAGACAGGTTTGGAAGATAAATTTGAAAATGTAATTAGATTTGAAAAAGTTAAAGGTTTTTCTAGAATGGGATGATCCAATTTTAGAACTGTCCACTGGGAGGTCTTCGGACCTCCTTTTTTTGTAATAATGGTCTCATACACAACAGAGATCAATGCCAGTCAACCACGAAATCAAATCCCAACTTGCCAAACTTCTTGCCACTGAGGATTTGGTGGTGGAGCACAAGAAGGTCTCTACGGCGTCTTTTGATGTGCTGAATAGGGTTCTGACCCTTCCTATGTGGGAACGTGCTTCTAGCACCGTATACGACATGCTGGTGGGGCATGAAGTGGGACATGCACTCTTCACTCCCAGCGATGAGTGGAACTTTAAGATTCCAATGCAGTTTATCAATGTTGTAGAGGATGCTCGCATTGAGAAACTGATGAAGCGTAAGTATCTGGGTATTGGTAAGTCTTTCTATCGTGGATATAAAGAACTGAACGAGCAAGATTTCTTTTCTATCTCTGATGAAGATATTTCCAAGTTCAATCTTGCTGACCGTGCTAATCTCTTCTTCAAGATTGGTAACTTTGTTGATGTTCGTATTGAGCAAGGTGAAGAGACAGAAATCATTGATCTGATTGCCAATACTGAAACTTTTGCTGATGTTCTGATTGCTGCTGAGGAACTTTATAAGTATTGTAAGAAAGAACAAGAAGATAAAGAAGAGTCTCCAGCAGAGCAGAATCCTGAGGGAAATACTCAATCTGATGAGGGTTCTCAGTCTTCTGAAACCCAACCTCAGGGACAGTCTGAAGGTGGAGAGCAGTCTAATGAAAGTGAACCCACTGAAAGTGAGGAACAAGAAACTAAAAGTTCTGAACCTGAAGTTAAGACTGCTGAATCTCTTGGTGATAAGTTGAAAGAACTTGTCAATGAGCACTCTTCTGATACCACTTATGTTGAGATTCCTCAGGTGAATCTTGAAACCATTATTGGCAAGAACTCTGAAATTCATAATGAGATTGATTCTTTCTTTACTTGCCAGCAAGAACGAATTGATGAGCACCACAAGGAAAACAATTGGGAAACTGTAAATCTGTATTCTACGGCAGATGTAGATTTCCGTAAGTTTAAAGTATCTGCTCAAAAAGAAGTCAACTATCTTGTGAAAGAGTTTGAGTGTAAGAAAGCAGCAGACTCCTATGCCCGTGCTACAACTGCCCGCACTGGTGTTCTGGATTGTACAAAACTACATTCTTACAAATACAATGAAGACCTATTCAAAAAGGTCACAACTCTTGCTGACGGTAAGAATCATGGGCTAATTTTTGTTCTTGACTGGTCTGGTTCTATGGCAGATGTTATGTCGGATACTATCAAGCAATTGTATAACTTGATTTGGTTCTGTAAGAAGGTATCTATTCCATTTGAGGTTTATGCCTTCACCAATGAGTGGCGTCGTGGTGGATATGACTATCATACTAAACAGCATCTTGCTGTAGACACTACTCCTCACTATGAGAAGAAGAATGGTCTGCTTTGTGTTGACCCAACTTTTTCTATGATGAATATTCTTACCAGCAAAGTTTCTGGTAAGGAACTTGAGCATCAAATGCTTAACATTTGGCGAGTTGTATATTCTTTTGCTCGTTATTCTTGTGGATATACTCACCCCAATCGTCTTGCGCTTTCAGGAACTCCATTGAATGAGGCATTTATCACTCTCCATCAAATTCTCCCTAAGTTTCAGAAAGAGAATAAACTCCAAAAAGTTCAGTGTATTGTTCTGACTGATGGTGAGGCGAACTATCTTCCTCATCATGTAACAGTTCAGAGGTACGCTGAGCCTTACATTGGAACCAAGAATACTTATACAAACACCACACTTCTTCGAGATCGTAAACTTGGAACTACCTACAAGTTTGGGTATGGGTGGAATGCTTTTAGCGACACAATGCTCCGTCATTTGAAGGATACTTTTCCCTCAGTGAACTTTATTGGTATTCGTGTGGTTGAGGGTCGGAATGTGAACAACTTTATTCGTACTTATCATATTCAAGGTTCTGAGGAATATGAAAAGATTCAAAAGGACTGGAAGAAACTTGGTAGTTTCGCTATTAAAGGATCTGGGTATGATATTTACTTTGGACTTTCTTCCAGCAAACTCTCTCAGGATGTTGAGTTTGAGGTGAAAGAAGATGCTACAAAGACACAAATTAAATCTGCTTTTGTGAAGTCTCTTAAAACTAAAAAACTTAATAAAAAAGTTTTGAGTCAGTTTGTTGAATTGGTAGCATAAAACTATAAATATTTTATATGTACATTTGGTAAATTAAATGGGTAGATTTAGTCAACTCATAGGAAATTCTCCTAAACCCAATCCTGCTCCTGCTCCTGCTGCAGAACCTGTGGTTGAGCAGGAACCAGTTAGAGCAAGAGATGACAATGGGCATTTTGTTGCTGATGATCCAGCAACGCCAGAAAATGAA